CCGTTTTCTCTTACCCAGATAGGAGACTTTGTATTTGCCGATTACAATCCGAAAAAGCATTGTGTCGATGACAGGAAGCCCGATGTGCTTACAACCGAGCAACTGAAGCAATTCCTTAATGCGGATTTGAAAACTTTTACACCTACATATAAGGACCGCAAACAAGTTGAACTGTATCATGACTTTTGCGTATTCATGTTCCATTCCTTCTTCGCGCCTTGTGATGTAATCAAGCTGAAGTATTCAGACATCACCAGAGCCAATACAATCCGTGTAAAACGAAAGAAGACCCATCAGCCTGTAGAAGTGCCGGTATCTCCAGCAATGGCAAATATCATAGCGAAGTATAAGGGGCAAACGGTTGATGGATATGTGTTCCCGATTATGGATGACAAGAAAGAAGCGGCATACACAACAGCCGACTATTTATTCAAGAAGTTCCGCGAGAAACTTAATATATGGTTGAAGTGTGTAGGGAAAGAACTGGGATTGGATTACAGCTTATATGCTTATGTATTTCGCCATACAGCCATTACCGTAGCCTTAGATAGCGGTTTGCCTATCTCATACGTTGCAATGGCCGCTGGAACGAGCATAGAGATGATTCAGGAGCATTACTACAATGGTGATAGTATAATCAATCAGCAGAAACTACAGATGGCTTTTATGAAGGCTGCAATGTAAAAAGTGAGAGACTTTATAAACCCTATCATCGTATGTTTCCTATTCTTATTAAAACGATAAAAGAATAACAATATGGAACTACACATTAAGGACAGAATCTACATTCCACAGCTTCTGCCAGCGCAGAACTCGTTTATGGAATACAATTTGAAACGTGAGATTATCAAGAAGGTCGCTCTCACTGAAAAGGATAAAGATGAGTATGCGATTGTAGAAGACCAGCAGGCCGGTAAGGTAACTTGGGATAGCAAGAAGGACATGGAACAGCCATTGGTTGTTGAGTTCAGCAAGCAAGAAATTGATTACCTGAAGAAATCCTGCGAAGCCCTTGCAGAGTCTGCTTATCCAGATGACCTATGGGCAACAGTCGAGAAAATCTATAACGCAGCAAATGCGTAAATATCTTGTTTCGTAACTATATAATCAAGACGTGCCTTCCAATGGTGCGTCTTTTTCTTTAATTAATGGCATACGGCGTATTAAAGGCTCCAAAAAATCTTGTAATCAATTTGCAACCATCTCCTAAGCAATATGAACTTTGGAAATTGTTGCAACCTGATTATTGTCCTCATTGTGGCGGCCAGATTGAACAGGTTTTGATTGGATATGACGCTAAAGGCAATGCGCAATATAAACCACAATGTAATAAATGTCAATCCCAGGATTTGCCTCAGCTTATTCTTGGTGGTGGAGCTGCTGGTGGTGGTAAATCATATTTAGGCAGTTGTTGGATTATTAGCAGTTGTATTCGATTTGAAAACATCCGCGCAGTAGTTGCCCGTAAAACAATCAAGTCATTAAAGGAGTCTACATTTAATACTATTAAGACAATTCTAAAAACATGGGGTCTCAAAGAAGGAATTAACTATAAAATCAATAACCTGGAGGGCACTGTGACTTTCTGGAATGATTCAGTGATTCTATTGAAAGAAATGGTGGACTTACCATCTGACCCTAATTTCGAGCGTTTTGGTTCATCCGAATACACAATTGCATTTGTAGACGAGGTGTCAGAAATTTCAGAACGCGCAATAGAAGTCTTGTTTTCTCGTCTTCGTTGGAGAACGCACGAGACTTTCAAAACTCCGCGTATGTTTATGTCTACTAACCCCTGTATCACATGGGTACGTTCCAGATTCGTTCAAGATGATGAAGGAAATCCAATTGTATGTAAAGAAGGCGAAGCATACGTACCATTTAGTATATTTGATAACCCAGATATTAAATTCCGTCAAACATACGAAGCGTCTCTTAATAAGATTAGAGATCGCGCGACACGTGAACGCTTATTGTATGGCAACTGGGATTTCGTTGATACTAATATTATGGCAGCATATAGCTCTTTTGATGGAGAGAAACATCTTGTTTCCAACTTAAAAGAGAAGGTATATAATCCTCTAAAGCCAATTGTCAGTAGCTGGGACTTTAACGTATCTCCATTTATGAGTACGCTATCACTCCAGATTGATTATGACAAAAAGAAAATATATGTATTGGAAGAGATACTTGGCAAACCAGAGAACAAGGACAATAATACTCCTAAACTATCTCAAAAGGTTAAAGACAAGTATTTAACCGAAAAACATACGGGAGGTCTATTAATTACTGGAGACCCGGCAGGTTTAGCTCGTTCTACCCAAACAGAAGAAGGGGTGAACAATTATACGATTATCCTTAGCAATATGAATAATCCTATATTAAGAGCACATAAAAAACTTCTTAACAAACAACCACCACAAGTGGCCAGATTGGAGTTTATAAATAGTCTGTTTGAAGGATATGATGGCTGGGAGATATTAATTGATATGCGTTGTCGCAAATTTACAGAAGACTTGGTGTACCAGAAGAAAAATGCAGATGGTACAAAAAATAAGTCAAAGGTTACAGACCCGAAATCAGGCGTTAAGTATGAGAAGTACGGTCACTTGTCAGACTGTTTTGACTATGCGTTATGTCTTTGTATAAATGAAAGCTGGAACAAATTCCGCAGTTCAAGAAAAGTATTGGAAACAACGGCAACACCAATTTACGGAACCTTTAATTTTTGATAATAATGTATAAGCGTTTTCTTAACAACAATGACTATATCGGCATCATTACCGAAGAGGCATTATTGCAACTGATTCGAGGCAATGAGGAGCGTCTTGCACAGGCAGAAGAAGCTGCTGAATCATCTATCATTGAATACCTCATTGACAACTATGAAATTGAAAAAGTATTGACAATCGGTAAAAATTTGATGGGGTATAATCCTCAAATTATTTACCCGGTAGGTGCCCATTTTTATAATGAAGGGAAAGTTTGGGAAGCGTTGCGTTCCATCAATGGCTATAAAGCCCCTTCAGATGTGGTTTATTGGCAAGAATACACAGACTATATATATGATGAAACCGCAGTAATTGAGTATTCCCAATTGCGCAATTATCAGCCTGGTGACATCGTACATATTAACGGTTCATACTATATTTGTCTTGAACCACACGGATTAGACTTTAATGATATTCGTGTACCCGGTATAAATGCTTGGGAGGAAGTGATGTCTTATGAATGGCAAGCGAATTTTGAATACGAGTTATGGAATGTAGTGAAATGGGAAGGTAAATTCTACACCCTAATGAAACTGGATGATGCGGATTGGACTATGAACCCATTCGATTCTGATAATTGGGGTCTTATCGGAGACTATGATCCAGAATACCAATATCAGTTCTCAGAAACAGAATATGTGGTTTACAAAGATAAGGTATATGCTCCTACGATGGATGTCAATGCAGACGAGCTTAAAGAAGGCTACAACATTCGTCAGCATGACCCCAGAAATGGAAATGTAAAGAAACACATGCTTCGTCTGGCTATTTATGAGTTACACAAGCTCATTTCACCAAACAACGTAAGTTCTGCCCGTATCACAGATTATGAGACTTCTATCATGTGGTTAAGAGATGCTGCAAGGATGAAAATAAATCCACAAATACCACGCAAACTGGATGATGAGCATAAGCCAGTTACGGAATATGCAATCGCCACCTTCATGCGTGACTATGACCCGTACCAAAATCCTTGGCAAATCTAATTTCTTTTCTTGTTTATAAATAAAGAGCCTGTCTAACTTTTTAGTTTGTTAGACAGGCTCTAAAATTACCAAGTAAATAAATTATAGCTAACACCAACTCCAATATAAGGGCTGACCTTATTACCACATACACCCATACCAACTTGCACACCCAGACCCCAACGGCCAGTATTTAATTTTTGTACTTTTGTTATGGTTGTTGTTTTAGGATATACCCAGCAACTATCTAATTGAGGATTATAACCACTTACCCACGCAGTAAAAGATTCCGTTTCATATTTTCGCTGGGTTATTGGTATAGATAATTTCGTTGAGTCAGGCGTAGATTCTACAACTTGTATTTCTGGTTGCTTATCCTCTGTTTTCGTTGAGTCAGGCGTTTCGGGAGTGGTTGGTATAGTAACATACCGATAACGCAGTACAACGCTGTCTCGTGGCACAGGCACTGGATAGGGGATAGTGTCTCTTACCGTTAAAGTATCTGTGTACACATTACTATAATTTGTCAGTTGCACATTTTTGTTTATAGAAAACATCAATGCAACTGACAAAATCACAACTAAAATCCAAGGTAACTTTTTCATGGATGAACAACAACTGTCTTTAAGAAATTAGGGAACTCAGCTCCTACATCAAAACAAGGGCATGATTTAATCCACTCTGCTGGCTCGACCTCTCCGTCTCCATCAGAATCTGGTGAGGTATCTCTATGCCCAAGTATTTCAAAGATTTGATACTTTTGACAAATCTCAGATACTAAGTTATGTAGAGCCTGTTTTTGCGCTTCAGTTCGTGTATCTGCCGGTTTACCATTTGAGTCCAGTCCACCAATATAGCAAATACCGATACTGTGCTTATTATATGATTGACCAGAGAAACCTTTTGTGTTGCAGTGAGCACCATATTTATTAAGTGGTCTGCCTGGTTCTATGGTACCATCTAAATCAATTACGTAATGATAGCCGATTTGATTGAATCCACGTTGCTTGTGCATTCTATCAATATCTTTAGCTTTGAAATTCACTCCTTCTTTAGTGGCTGAGCAGTGAATTATAATAGAGTCAATCTTATTCATTCAACGAAAGAACTGAAAGGTAAATACCATTCTTGTTCGCCCTCATACGGGGAACCATCAAGAACAGCCCAGCAGCCTCTAATGGAACCGTCTGTGCGTTTAATGATTTCACTTACCTTTGCGCTTCTTCCAATTAACCCCTCCATTTTCATTTCTGTCAATGCAACAGAGGGTATGATATATATGGTTTGTCCGTTCTTCATATTAATAGCCAGTAGGCGGTTGACGGTGAGGACAAGATGGCTTTTCACATTTCAAGATTTTCAAACGAGTGTTTTCCACACTAAGTTCTGTTATCTGAATATGTAATTGAGCCTTTTCATCTCTATGTTTTGCTACATCAACATACAATGAATCAATTTTTTTGTTTAGTTCTTTATTCTCGTTATGAGCCTCTTCATACAACTTATGCCATTCATCGGACTGTTTGGCTTCGTTTTCAATATTTTGAGCTTCATTTTTTAGATCTTCAGATTTACGTTTCTGAGGAAGCAATAAAAACATCATGATATTTCCACACACCATGCCAACCAAGGCAGTGATTATTTGTTCAAGCATTAAAGTTGTTAAGAGTTAGATTCTGGTTTAGACTGTTCAGGTACAATTACATTGAATGTGATACCGCCTTCACCACCACCTTCAATGTTCAACTTACTAACTTGCGCTTCTTTTACTGGGTACATTTCCATCAATGCTTTAGTTGCACTAACGGCCACACTTCTTAATGGAGCTGGAGAGAGCCTTGTGCCGCGTCTATCTCGATATTCCGCTGTAGAGGTTTCTTCTATAATGTGAACAAGATTCTCGGTTAGAAATTTCTTCATATATTTAGCCTCCTCATACGTCATATCCTCCAGTTCTTTTAGATACGCCTGGATGTCCTCACGCATTAAGAGGGTTTTAGCTAAATGCTTTGTATGTTTAGAGTCACATTTGAAAACCTCAGAATAACACTTTGCAGCGTTGCCGGCGTATGGCGCACTACCATTTACGTACAGCTCACAAAACAAAATTTCATTTTCGGTTAATTTTGAGTCCATTACTTATTTAGTTAAAAAGCCCTGCAAAACAGGGCTTTTGTTTAATATGAATAGAGATATTCTACTCATTTTGTTTTTTATGTTCAAGCAATTTCTCCATAATGACATCTCTGAACAAGTTGCCGATTCCAGTAACCGCTGCTTCAACGTCTTCAATACTGTTTAGATACTCCATATTGAAGTTGATTTGCAGGTCATATCCAGATATTTCTACCAGTGTTTTATTGATGTCTTCGTTGACTATTTTACACACCGATCTGTCCGAAATCATCTTAAACTCTACACGTGGTTCATCAACCGTTTGTACTGTTTCTTCTGCCATATCCTTATATCTTAAAATGTTTCCTACTTTTTTCTGTTTTAGTCATTGCAATTTCGCCACCCTCAATAACACCACCAACACTTCTCATTCTTTGTGTGAGAACTGCGACAACATTGGTAGTTGCCGAAACGTCCGCGTCTGCATCGTGAGCATCATCGAGTTCAACACCAAGTCTTTCGCACATCAATTCAAGTTTATATGATGATGTATTTGGGGTCGCACACATCGCCAACTGTCCTAAAATTATTGTGTCAAGCACATCTGGTTGCCAATGCCCATAGAAGTCTTCGTGTCCTCTAAGATGTTTGGAAACTTCTTTGACAAGACCAGCATATTCCATCATTTGCATAAAGAAACCTTTATCAAAATCAACATTCTGTCCGATTAGAAACGGTTTCATATTCTTTGGAGTTTTAGGAGTATGGTCGGCAATAAATTGGACCACCTCATTTGCTACCGTTACAATATCCACACCCATATTATAGAGCATGTCCATAGTAATAGCGGAATATTCCAGAGCCTTTGATTCGTAATCCATAGGCTTCTCTTCTTCAATGTCATGTTTGTTTTTAAGCACTTTGCGTTTTGCAGTAACGCCTTTGATTTCTTTTTGGTTGTATGGATAAATATATTTCACATACGAACCGAGACGTTCAAATGTGTCCAAACGAGTTGCATGAATTGCAATCTGGGTGCAGGCTGATGTTTGACATTTCAACCCACCAGTCTCAAAATCTAAAGTGAATGCTACGAGAATTGGATTCTCTTCTTTTGGTGCTGCCATATTATATCAATTTTTGTATTATTTGTAATGCCTTTGTCAAAAACTCTTGTAGTGTACCATTGTTTTCTATAATCGCATTGTAAGCTGCATCTTCAATAGTAACTCGAACTTTATCGCGTTTTAATCTCTCTGGAGAGACAGTTTGACGCAATAACTCAATGTCTCTTTTGATAAGGATTGGCACGATTCGATATTGTTGATCAAATTTTTCCCACAGTTTCAGTAACCCCTTTTCATCAATCACATAACTACACGCTCCATTTTCGGGAACTTGGCTTGTTTGTGACCAATAATGAAAGCCACCAAACTTAGTATAAGCTAACATCTGTTCTTTTGGAGGCATATCACACTCAGACACAAAATGATGGTCTACACCGTCAACTTCACCCTCTCTGATTGGGCGAGTGGTATATGAAACGATGACTGGAATATCCAGCATTTTCTTTAGATATTCGGCCAATGACGTTTTACCGCTTCCTGACGGCCCTACAATTGCTAAAATGGTTGGTTTCATTACACAACTTCTAATACACTACGTTTGTTAAATTGAAGATTATTTTTGCCTTCATAATCACTGTACTTGATAGTTGCAGAGAAAATGATCAATTTATTTTTGGCATTCATTAACGCACCACGATGTTGAGCGTATTCTTCCGGCCAAATCACACATTCGCAAATATCATTGTTTTGCTGGAGCGTGACTTTACAGAAAACTTCAATATCACCTGTCTTTTTACTTGTGAATTTGCGTTCTTCAACATCAACAACCGTAGCGCAAATTGCCACTTTCTTATCTTCTGCTTCCAAAGGAGCAACGTCTCTTAAAGTTGCATAGGAAGCCTTACCTTTCAATTGAGCCTTTGCTTCAGAGTTATCATATATTCTTTTATAATCTATGGCACCAATGCCAGACACCACGATTTGCTGCTGACTCCAGAAATAATGCTTGTTAATCATATCTGCTGGAAAGTCTTTTTCTTTAATTTCAAACCCTAAATGTTCAGCAGCTTTTTCAATAATAGCATATCGTTCTACTACTGATTCAGCATGTTCAACCTTATCGAAACACCCGGCAAGAATCAAGTTTAGGACACATCTCGCATTTACTGGACATCGAGTAGCTTCTTCTGCATTATCAGGATCATCCCAATATTCATACTTTTTCAGTTTGTATTTGAATATTCGGTCAATGAAGTTGTTGATGCTTGTGAAATCTCCATTCTTACGGCGTTCTTCCATAATCCATTGCACAGCCTTAGTTCCGAGTTGCTTGACACGTGATAAGGACCAGAATATCGAATCCGTTGCATAATCTGTATGAAAAGCGTCTTCACTTACATTAATATCTGGAGGAACAACCTTTGCATTGCTACATGCTTCCATCTCTCCCATCAATGTAACAAGTTCATCGTCATCTGCCCATTGTAATGCCACAGTATAGAATGCAGTTGGATAATTAGCCTTCAAATATGCACCAACGTATGATGTAACGGCATAAGCAGTAGCGTGGCTCTTGTTAAAACAATATGCTCCAGCAGCTTCGATTTGCGCCCATATAGCATCTGCATCTTCTTTAGGGCACCCATTTTCTTTTGCTCCAGTCATGAATTTGTCTTTCATTGCCAAAATCTTGTCAGTCTTCTTTTTTGAAATGAACTTCACAAGATTTACGCCCTCTCCAAGACTGAAATTACCAACCTCACGGGCCATGTGAACAATCTGTTCCTGGTACACCACAACTCCAAATGTGTCTTTGAGAGCATTGTACGTTCCCCAAAGATAAGTGGGCGCGACCAGTTTATCTTTTCTATTAACAAATTCATCCAAGTTTCCCATTGTTGCCGGACGATACAAAGCATTTGCCGCAATAAGGTCTCCTATACAAGTAGGCTTTAACTGCGTGAGAAACTTAGTTATACCACGAGAAGAGAACTGGAAGACATTTTGTGTATAACCTTGTCCAAGCAATTGGTACACTCTTTCATCATCAAGCGCACCAGTAGCCAAAGATTCAAGCGATAAGTTAGTGCCATACTCTTGATTGCAGATAGCCATCGTTGCTTGAAGTTTAGATAACTCTTTTGTTGCAAGGCAGTCATTCTTCAGAAGACCGAGTTCATCAAGTTCATAACCGTCATTCTCAGACACAAGAATATTGTCCACCTTTTTTATTGGAACAAAATCAAAGCACTCAACATCTTCTCCATCTTTTTCATCAGGTGTAACCAGCAATGCCGAAGCGTGAATTGAACCTGAGCGCGGTTGAAACATAAGTGTGCGTATATCTTCAAATAACTGCGGATAGTCAGCAATAAACTTTGCCACCTTTTTGTTCTGTGCTGCCAATTTGAAAATGTCTGTATAGGTCATCTTATCATCATCAAAAATTGCTGTCAGATAATTGACCAATGCTGGTGGAATACGCATAGTACGGGCCACGTCTTTAATCACAGCCTTTACTTTTAATGTAGTTACAGTACCAGCAGAGAATACCCTTTGTTTGTTGTCGTGGTTATAACGATGTTCTATATACTCCTTAACCTCTTGACGTTTATCTGATTGATAATCGACATCCACATCTGGGAGCTGTCCACCTGGCCCTTGTAAATATCCAGAGTCAACAAAGCAATCTATCACGGGAATTGGCTTTGTGCTTTTTTTAGTTTGTACACTAACAACTTTCATTGTCTCATCAATTTATAAGTCTCTCTATTAAAGAAGTTGTGCGTGGCATTATAAGCCTTTTCAAATGCTAATAATTCGTCATCTGGGAGGATATGACGATGGTCGATAAAAACATCGGAAATTATGCCTTCAAGTGATGTACATCGGCTTAACGCAACATATACCTGTCCGGGACAAAACACTCCTTTTGTATGAACTACTACATGGTCAAATGTTAAGCCTTGACTTTTATGAATAGTAATTGCCCACGCTAATGTTAGAGGAAATTGTTTACAAGTTCCTTTAATTTCACTTACAATTTTACCATTCTTCATCTTATATTCTTGTGCAGACCATTCACAACGCTCTACGGCCACCGTACAGCCATTATCTAACTGCACCTTGACTACTTTATCATCCAATCCTACAACTACGCCCAGAGAGCCATTGCAGTAGACGTGAGCCTTGTCATTGATTAACATCATCACCCGTGCGCCAACACGTAATGACAATTTTCTATCACATGGTGCGGAACTTAAATTGAAATCTTTTTCAATTGTAGCATAATAGGTGTGGGTTGGTGTTCCCAATAGCTCCTCATTTATACGTTGAACATCTTTACGATATGAGCAAATATGAATATACTGATTATCGTACTCCTCACTTAACTTTCTATCTCGTAACACCTCCAGATCCTCAATATCTTCTTGTGTCAACTTATAAGAACGGATGTTATTCAATATTTCAATGAACCTTGGATTAGTTTGCCTGAAGATATGATTTAATTCAACAATATGAAATCCATGCTTTCTGAATACATACGCATAGAAAAAGTACACGCCACGATAGAACTGGAGAAGGATGTCTTTTTCATTGTTTGTAACAACAGGTGGCAGTTGATACAAATCGCCAAACATGATGATTTGTACGCCCCCAAATGGCTCGTCACTATTTCTATACATGCGTAATTTTTGGTCAATGTAATCTATGGTATCTGGACGCACCATGCTTATTTCGTCAATGATTAGAGCATCTATTGTATTCATCAACTCAATTTTTGAATGATTAAATTGAGTGACAGCAGAGTTAGGATTATGAACTCCAAAAGGAATATTCAAAAAACTATGCAACGTCACACCTCCAGCGTTAATGGCGGCAATGCCAGTGGAAGCGGTAACAACAAATTTTTTCTTACAGTTACAAACCAGCCATTTAAGGAATGTGGTCTTTCCCGTACCAGCCTTACCTGTAATATACACACTCTCATTGGTTGTTTCTATCAACTCAATGGCTTTCTTCATTTCATCGGTTATTGTCATAGTTACAATTCATTTATAGTGAATAGCACGTCCTTGTTATCAAATAGTATATCGTCATTCTCTTGCAGTTCGTCTGCATATACAATGATTGGTTTTTCAGATCCCTCCCGTTTTACGATCAGCTCTGCATCCTTGAAAACCTTTAGCGTGTGACCATCTTCCAGTTCAATCTCTACATACTCATCGGTTTCAATGTCTTCACCGATAATGGTAGTGTCAGCTTTATATAAGCCAGCACGTTCTGGAAGCAAGAAACGCTCGAAAATGAGACCATACTGTAAAGGGTCAATCAATGTAATGCCAAGCAAGTACAACAGTAGAGAACCGGCAGCAGAACCACGACCACAACCAACCAATATGTTGTTTTGTCGGCTCCAATTGCAAGTGTCATATTGGACAAGGAGGTAATCTACATTATTGGTTGATTCAATAATATATTTTTCATATTCCATCTGTTTCCTGTATTCTTCTTGCTTGTCTTCCGGCACCAAGCGTTTTAATCCATCTTCGAGCAATTGATTAAACATGTTATGCACGGTGCCATATTTCTTTTCCTCTTCTGGAAGCATGGTGTATTTCGGCATGAAGTTTCGTGTGTTTTCAAATTGCGCAACGGCACCATCAGAAACCACTAATGTGTTATCGCAACATTCTTGAAACAAGACCTCAACATCCCACACATCGGCATCAAATAGTTGCTCAAATACAGCATAATGTTCATCAACATCTTTGAAATATTGATCATCACTCTGCTCATGTGCAGCACCCTCAGCCACCTTATTCAGTATGATTTTATTTTTAGCATTATCCTTGTCGAGATAATAACAGTCGCACAACAAGATTGGGCGAACTTCAGAATCGTCATACAAATTATCAAAATAGTATTTAGTGGCCTCCAGCACTTTAATGTCAATGCGTTCAGCCTTATATTCAGACAAGTCTACCTGGTAGAATACATGTTCAAACGCATCTAACAAGTCATTCACTAAATCAGGATTTTCCTTTATCCAATAAGATGAATACTTGTCCAGCACCAACACATTGCCGGCACCACGATTAAGCAATTCATTCCATCCAATAGTTTTATCTTCACTATCAACCATAATTGCCTTTTGGATTCTCAACAGGTTACGTAATCCTGATTGAGACTGAACATAAACTTTTGCTCCTACTTTATTATCTCCCTCAACAAAAGTTAATGAATAACCAAATATGTGTTTTATTCCAGCATTAGCGCATTCCTTTTGAAGATTGTAGCAAGCTGCCATCGTATTCCTGTCACATATACCAATTGCCTTATGACCACAGTAAGCTGCTTTCTTAACCCATAACTTCGGCATAAAACTTCCATTCAATAACTCAAACGGAGTATGTACACCGAGGTTCACGAACTGGAAATCATGTGTAGTTTGCACGCGCGTACCAACATACTTTAGGATATTCAATGCGAAGTCCTTTCGTAAATCATAATAGTACCAGTTGTCTCCGAACTTAAAGGCAATATAGTTGATACCTTCTTCCATCAATGCCTCCGGGTCCTCACTGCCATTAAAAATCAGATTACCTTCTTTATCAGTTCTGAAGATGGAATTTATCTTTTCAGTATTTTCCAGAAACATCTTACCCATCCCAACAACCTCTATTACCTCATTGTCAATTTCATTGAAGGATATTTTATTGTTTTGGAGCCATGTAATCAATTCTTTCATATCTGCACTGTATTAAGTTTATATTCTACTGGGGTCTTCAAAGACATAGAAAACACATCGAAAATTTCCCAGAAATCCATACTATCAAAATCTGCATCCGGGTCTTCTATGTAGGCGATAAAAACATCAAAATAATCATTGAGTTGTATGGCTGCTGTATTTATAGCATCTACGGCATCACCGTCATAACCCAATATGACCGTTTTTACCCCCTTGCTTTGCAATTTCCAAATCTGCGTATTGGAAATCTTTTTGCCGAAGGTCGCAACAACTGCAATACGAGTATTGTCGTACAAATCCAATTTCCGAGTAAGAGCAATAACATCAAAAATCCCTTCTACAATTATTACTGTATCAGTCTCATCTTCAATAATAGAGTCATAGTTATACAGTAATTTTACGAAGTCGTTTTCTATGCTGTTATTGTAACGCCTTATCTCATATTTACCGTTACGCCTTGCTTTCTTATTGTATTCATCTATTTCAGACTTATCCCAAATATGTCGAGAGATATACCCAACTGTATCGCCATTGTCAATAATTGGGAATACTACATAATTGTCGAACTTAAAGTTAAGACCTCTTGTGGTACCAACAGGGAAGTATTCGTAATCATCAAATGTAAATCCCCTGCTGTGTAAATAAGAGTTCCTAAAACACCGCTTCCAGCCTTCAGGCATTTCCACAATTGACAACTCATCATCAATTTCCTCCTCTTCCAGTGAGAAGAATTGAGGGATCTCCAAAGGCTGAAACGAAGCTGTGTCTTCCAATTTCAAATCGGGTCGGCCTATGTCATCTAAAAGTTGGTTAATATCTTTTGTCGTATGATGACATGAGAAGCAATGGCTCATGAAAAGTTTCTTTTTATCAGTCTCTTTACCGATATAAATTCCAAACTTTCCACCCTCTTTACCACAGTAGGGGCAACGTGGAACAATTAAGTTCTTATTGCCGCCATCTGGCTTAGCTTTGAGTTCTATCATAAGTTCTTTAATCAAGAACTCTTTATCTTCTCTACTTATATACATATTACCCAACTTTATTGATATTCATAGTCCTCACTTGATCATAAAATTGCTCATTGTCATAGTCTGTGGCAATTTTGAATGGTTCTCCCTTTTCAAAGAAGCGGCTCTTAGCAACATTCAGACGCATGGTGTGTTCCTTGCGTTCTCTGTCAGATTGATTTAAGGTAATCAAATGTGTCATTGGTCTTGCAAGACCTTTAGCTTCAGCTGTATTAAACTCTGTAAGCACATTCTTCTCATCATTTAACCAGTCTCTATTTTCAATTGTAGACTGGTAAGTGCCAACCATCCATACGTTTTCATCAGCTGCCAAATCTTTAAGATCATTGGCTACTGCAATACGTTTGTGACGCTCTCCATTTTCACCGTATTTACGGCCAGAAGAGTCAGTAAGAAGGTCGATTGAGTCTATAATTACTACATCAGGATTGATACCGTAGCGTTTCTTAAAATCTTGAATGCCATTTCTAATATCAATGGTTGATACATGCGCATTAAATTTAGGGTATGATTTTACATATAGTTTGCCGGACACCGCTTTGAGCATAGCCTCCATTCGCGCAATATCAACATCTCTAATTGTGCCTGTCTCATAACGATATGTACTACAAGATACCAAAGAGGCAGAATACGCATTAACTACCTCATCTTTACTACCCTCTAACTGAAAGTGCAGTACATTCAATCCATCTATTTGACAGGCATTTTTACCTATCCAACGTGCTGCATGACTCTTACCAACGCCGGTAGGTGCCATAAAACACGTTAACTGGGTGCGCAAATCACGTCCATTGTTCATTGCATCAAGTTCGTCTATATAGAATCGAGTAATCGGCAACATTTTATTGTCAGCATTATGTTTCTGGCGATTTGCCTTGAAACGAATGCCGAATGTGTCGATTACGTCTACAAACTCTGATGAACGAAGATTAAACGTAGATGCCCACTCAGTATATTCCTGTAATTTCTTTGAGGCTTCTTCATGCCCCGATTTATTGTACAGTTCGCCTACCTCCTTGTAGATTTTCTGGAAACGCACCTGTTTAATGTAGTTCTCCAGTTGCTCCAAGATTTGTTCAGTTTCAATCACAGAAGCACTATCATAAATATCATCCAATAAAGAGACTGCGCTTTTGTTGTTTGCAATCATCTGTTTTAGGATGCTAAAAGTTGGTGCTTTCTTGTAATCCTTGTAATAAGAACGTAAGCAACTATGCAATGTAATAAAATCTCTGTCCGGCAGATATTCCTTACGAACATGCTCCATAACAACTGCAAGGATATAGTCATTTTCCATGCAGGTATAAAACAGGTCCATTAAAAATTCTTCTGTTAAGACATTACTTGTTTGCTTCGCCATATTCTACACGTATTCGGTAGAGTTCTGGGAATTTGCTTTGTGTTGCTTTCTTACACTTTTCCGTATAGTTACATTGCTTACATGCGTCTGATACAGGGGACCAGCCCAATGTAGAAGTCTGACAAAGCAAATACCCAACCTCTTGGTTTAATAGCCTTTTTTTAGAAGCCTCCTCAGAATGTACATAAATGTACTTAGCCTGCGGGTGCTCCCTTCTATCAATTATAAGATTTACAAGATATTCTCTGCTCAATTGAGCACTTGATAACCATGAGTTCTCATAATAGGCTTTACCTTGCTTACTTTCTTTCAATCGCTTAATTGAAGATGGCCCGAATGCTTGTTTTACGGTCCAGTTCTGGCGATTGCGATAAGTATAAGCTGTGCAGACGCAAAAATCAACAAGTCGTTCCTTTGTTACGGATCCAAACTCTTTTTCAAACAAGTCTAAAAAGTTTGATAGAGTTCTGATTGTAGCCCCACCTTGTGAAAACTTAAAGGTGGGGTCTACTAATCTTCTTTGTATCTCAGTGAAAACGGTAACTGTTTGTTTAATCAAATTTTCGCTTGCCATCTCTCGTAAGGTGTTTTTTTAGATACTGACGGGCAAGAAATAATCTACTTTTAACCGTTTCAATATTGCGAGATTTTAGCGTGCCCTTATTATATTCAATATCAGCTATTTCTTTTAATGAGTACCCGGCCTCCTGGAGTAACAAAGCGTCTTTGTGAATCGGCTTCATTGAATCCAAGACTGCAAGTATGTCATCGTTGTACAATTCACGATAATTGTCAATCCCCATTACATTAGCACTCGGCTCTGAGTCTTGTGCGTAGTTACAAAAGTCTTCAATATCATGGTCATCGTTTTTGTTATTGTGACGATTGCGTCTTCTTTCGAGTTCTGCAATTTGTCGTTTGGTTACGATATGTAGCCATGTATGAATAGACCTATTTGGGTCATAAGTTTCAATTCTTCTGAAAAAATTTATTAAAACTTCATTATAGTTTTCTTGTACGTTAGCTGGATCATAAGTGTAGTTCATACATAACTTATAGATCATGTTATAATAAGGAGCTACGTATTTTTCATATAGTTCATTTCTTAATGAAGCAACTTTAGGATCTAATTCTGGATCTGTGTATTCTGCTTCGCATATCGGCTTTTCCACGACTGTGCAACTTCTTGATTAAACAATAAAGATGCACGTGGATTCAAGTGATTATTCAAGCAATACAATTTCCATTTTTGTTCCTGTCTAATAAATTCAGACCTTACTTCATCATCGGATGGTTTTGGTTTTTTCTCTAAGAACGTGTAAAACCTTCCAAGCAATTCACCAAGCACTGATACATGCTGTGCGACAGCCCGTTCTTGCTGTCTTCTAATACGTCTCGCTTTACTCATAACGATTATTCTTATAAATTAAATTTCTTGATATAATAAAAAAAGATATGTGTTGCATCTGCCTCATTATCATCAACTGGAGTGGTCTTCCAGCGTAATTGACAGAACTTCATCATCATTTCTTTAGTCGCATTGCCATTTCCAGTAGCCCATTTTTTTACTGTTTTTGGATTAATGAAGGTTGGCTCTGGTAAATCCAATGTGTCGCATATTTCCATCAGTATGCCTCTGAACTCAGATAGTTTTCTGGTGTCTGTGAAGTGATTATTGACGCTCACATCCTCAGCAACTATCACTTTAATGTTATGCTTTGTGATAAACTCAATTAATGTGTTGCGGAATGCAGCGTGTTGTTTGTTGTTGTTTCGCCGCATAGATTCGGTAAAATTCCATGTGCCGCTACCGTGCATTGAGTAATATCCTGTATGTGTGGCAATATCTAATGCCAGCACATTTTCTCTTGTCACTCTTTCTTCACTTTCATGTTGATTAACCATTAATAAATGATACACCGTTTTGTTTGTTGACTACCAATTTGTATGGATAGTTCTCAGCAATATTACCGTGACTAACCACCAGTGACGTAATCTGGAGTGAGTTAAGTGCCTCAAAGATATTTGCCAATCCTGATTCATCGGTGGCATCTAAGATCTCGTCTAATACGAGCAAATCAAGGCCCTTACCTTCTGCACAGTTTACGTTAGTCAATTTGTGCATTGCCAAAATATTGGCCAAGTTTACTCGTGCTTTCTCACCTTCAGAGAATTTATCAAACGAGCCACAATCAACTCCGTCTCGAATCAGTGAAATAGAAATCTTATCTCTAATTTTACCGGATTTCAAAACAGTATAACCTGAAAATGCAATTCGTATATCGCTACCAATACGTTCAAGAAACTCATTCGTAATTCTACTAAGGTCATTGATCTTTGTATTCGCCAAATGGGTTTTGAACTCAATGAAAGTAGCTTCCTGAGCTTTATAATCTGCCAACTTTGCTGCAACCTCTTCTTGGTGCGCAATCGCCTTATTCCACTCTTCCTCATAACGCTCCTTGCTTGCTTTCAAGTTGTCAATCAAATCAGTTGCGGAAGATTCTTCAATATCCTTGATTGCCTCTTCGTATGACTTAATGGCACCATCAGCATTCTGGCGATTGATTTCTGCATTCTGAGATTCTGTTTCACAACCTTTGATTGCAATATCAAGAATCTCGAATGCTTTGTCGAATAGTTCAAGACGAATATCAGTAATCTCCTTTGTTATTTTGTCGATGCTTCCAGTAATAGAGAGCAACGAAGAAGAGATACGGTTTAATTCAGCCTGAGCATTGTTCACTAATACTTGTGCATTATTTACCTCTGCACTCATAGTAGCTTTCTGTTCAGCGAGAGCATTGTATGATTTACGTTTGTTACGACCTTGTTCTGTAATGTCATCAACTTGCTTGCATTTATCATCAAACTCTTGCTTCGTGTCCTCCAGCTCATCTTGCTTGTCTGACACCTGCTTGCGCACACCTTCAATATCAACATCTCCAGCCAAAGTAAACTCATGTGAACATTTAGGGCACATGATCACTCCTGCCAACTGCGCTTGCAATGACGCAATAGTTCGCTCAATTTGCTGACGCTTTCGTTGCAGCTTTGCTTGCTCTTCTTGCAACTCCTCAACAGAACGAGCCAACCGTTGCATTTCTGCTTTTAGAGTGCTTGACTGAGAATTGTATGTTGCTTCAAATTGCTCATACTGCGCTTTGATGCTATTAAGCGACTTGGTTATTGCTGCCAATTCCTTTTCTTTAGCTTTAGCGTCCTTTTGCAATTGCTTATGTGTTGCATGAAGTGAATCAATTTGAGTAATCAAACTTTCAACTCGCTTCACATAATCTGGCAAACTGGATAATCCGTGTTGTCCAAACAATGTGTTTATTTGAATTTGCAGTTCTTCAATCACTTTACTTGATTTCTCCAGCTTCTGCAATTTAGCATCTACTATATCCAGTGCATCCAAACGCTCATTATTCTTGCTAATGATGCTATTTTGTTCACGGATGTATTCGCGCTTGTTTGCAATCTTGTCTTTCAATTCTGCAATACGTTTGCTCTTATTCTGTGACTTTTCAGTAGCCTCAGCCAACTCAGTTGCAATCTGTTCACTGATTGCCGATACTTTACCAGAAGCCATCGCTACATTGCCTTCAGCAGATTTTAACTCTTCTTGTATAGGAGCCATATCTGCTTGTAGAATTGCTAAAGACTCGTCAACCAAAATACCGTTGCTAAAACGATTAATGATTTCCTTTTTGTCCTTATCAGAACTGGAAAGGAAAGAAGTGTATTTATGCTTAGATAAAATAAAATTGGCATAAATCTCTTCTTTTGTGAGTCCAATAGTGTCAAGGATGTATTTGTTATAATCTGCAACAGAAGCCTGAGCTACATCTTCACAGTCAGTATCATAAGGACCTGTCTGCTTGATGACTTGAATGACCTGCGGTTGCTTTCTTGATAACTGGCGATAAATGGTAAGTTGTTCACCCAGCATATCATTTTTGAGAATCGCAGAAATAACAGCCTCGTTTTCATTGTCGTTAATGATTTCATCAACGCCAACCTTACGCAACGGGCTTCCAGTCAATACAATTGCAATCGCCTCTATAAGAGCTGATTTCCCAGATCCATTAGAAGCCTGGGAGTCGTTGTCTAAGTTGTTGCCAAAAATCAATGTGGTTCGTTGCTGTTGAACATCGTAATCAAGTTGCCTAAACGCACAGAGATTTTTAGCGTGTATATGTCTTAATGTCCACATATCAATCAATTTTATCAAGGTACTTTAATCCCATTTCAGAAGAAATCTCTTTACCGTCACAAAAGCCTACATACTCTTTTTTAATTCCGTTTTTATCAAATTTTTGATCCAAACTATGAGAGTCTACTTCTGTGATTTCAATGCGCTCTGTCACAATTTCTACCTTCGTAGCACCAGCTTCAATAAGTTTCTGCTTGTCGATACTGGACACTTCTGTCGTGTCACAGTTGATACGAGCTTTAACCTTATATTTGCCTGATTCTTTCAGTTCGGACAATTGCTCCAGTAATTGAACATTTACCTGAGATAAAGAAAGGTCCATTACCTTATATCTGGTGTTCGCCTGATTTTCCACAAACTCATAACTACCATCAGTATAGAGAATCGTGTAGCCTTTCGCTTCGTCCTCTCCGAAATTGTGTTGACGAGAACTGCCAATGTATTCGATATTAGTTCCTTGAATTTTGCAACGGTTATGGTAATGCCCTACCAATACAGCATCAAAGTCTTTGAATATTTTACTGGGAAGTTCTTTTTCGTTTGCAGTTGCCAATGCGCCATTTATACCTTCATGAATATACAGCACATTATGCCTCCTATGATCGAAATCATTTTCCAGAATTTCATTAAGGCGTTTAATGAAGCTGCCGTCTTCTGGGAAGTAGCTCATGACATATAATGTCAGATTATCACCATATTCAAGTGCTGTATAATCATCCACAATATATACATGTGGGTATTCACTAAATATATGGCTATAACCAAGCAGCGATTCTTGATCTACCTTATCGTGATTACCTTCAGCCAACGTAACGTCTATGCCAGCATTTGTAGCCTTGATAATAGCCTGGCGAACCGCTAATAATGTACTGAGAGTTTGAGAAGAACGAGAAAGCCACAAATCGCCTCCAACTATAATTTCTGGAATATCACGCTTTTGACAGATTTCAACTGCCTCATCCCAGTTTGCATGAAATTCAGCAATGTTATCTTTAGATGCGTGTATGTCGTTGATTAACAACGCACATGGAATTTTACTAACTGACATAATTCAAGTATTAAAGGGCACGCCAACTTAATGACGTGCCCGATGAATAATGTGGTTATCGTCTTCTCGCTGGACGTGCAGCACGTCTTTCTGTACGGACAGCGGGTTCGTTAGTATCATCACTACGTTGTCTGCGTGTAGGAGCAGGAGCTGTATCTGCTGGTTCATCGTCATCCTCTTCCTCCTCTTTTGCAGGAGCAGGAGCAGAACGTCTTGAAGGAGCAGGAGCTGGAGTTTCCTCTTCCTCCTCTTCTTTCTCAGCAGGAGCAGCACCGCTATCACCAGCCAATGCGTCTTCAATTTCGTTCAAGAGGTCAAGATTAGTCTTGGTGCGGCCCAATGTGATGTTCAAGCCGTTATCCTCAATGTACTCCTTGATTGACACGCGGAGATTGCGGCCCTCATCTGACTTATCATCAAGACCTTCGTCATCCAACTGCTGCCACTCGTTCCAAAGAGCGTCAAGACCATTCTCGTCATTATTAGCAGAAGCGTTTTTAGCATCGCCACCACCAAGAGTGAAGTGAGACTGGTCATCAGCCGGCAATGCAAGTTTGATAGTCTCAATACATTCTTTAATAGCCTCTTCTTTCATGACTTCAATTCCCAGTTTCTCGTCCATCTGCTTCAAGAATGCGATAGTAGCCTCCAAGTGGAAACGGTTATAACGGTACAATACCTCCGGCAATCTTGGTGCATCCAACAAGGTCTGCAATTCGTTCTCACTCAATGAATCTGTTTCTGAGAGTGTGTCGATATTGAAAGAATACTCGGTCTTCTTTTTCTCAGTCTTACGTGTAATCTCTAAAGCGTATGCACCTGTGATAGATGAAATAGGACAAGGAACTTGGCCGTTCTTAGACAGTTTAGCCCATAGCTTCAACTTGCGATCTTCCAGCTCTTTATACTGTGCGTATGAAAGCTGAAGGATTTGCAGGCCATCGCCACGCTTATCCAAATCATACACGTACATACAACGCTTAGAATCCCACTTCAAACCACCGTTGAAACTTGACTCCTTCAATTTCTTGCACAAGGCTTCGTCATCAGCATACAAATCGCAAGCTGTTGAAACGTATGTGTCAATAAGGTCAGCTGGGAGGTTGGGGAACGCATATTTTGCGTTACAAACATTGACGAATGTGATTTTTGGCTTACCCTTAGCGTCTTTCTTGCTGTCCTCAATCTTCAGCACAAGTTCCTTAACAGGGTACTCGTAACCCTTACGTTCCAATGTCGCGTTACCTTCTGCGTCAATTACTGGAGCCAAAGGAAGAATACGCACAGTGTATGTGCCATCCTGTGAAAAGCGAAGATACGCTGCTCTGTTACCACTTTCGTCATTTGACTTCTTCTTTGCCTCTTCAAATGTCTCTTGGTGAAGGGCAAAAATGTCCATAGCGGACATCATTTTTACTTGTTCCGTACTCATAAGAGTTGATGATGTTAAATTTTTCGAGAATGATTTTTCCACATTTCAGCGTATGCTTCAGCATAAAGTTCTCTTGCTTCGGCTTCTTTAATCTCCTCCCTTGTTGGGATTTTGATATTCCACTGAGTTGCAGCGTGATGAATGATTTTCTCAATAACATCATCCATCTCAATTGATTTGTCGTTTTTAAGGTCGAAATATTCGTACTTTTCGCCTTCGATTGTACAGGTATGAATTGGTGCATATACTTCTTCAAAGTACCTGTATAGGGCATCTACTGGAGGGTGGTCAGGTAAACCATCAGAAATGGTTTTTAACACAACCCCAAATAGATACTTCAATTGAGGTAAAGAGCGATTCTTTTGTTTGTCAAATATTAGAAATCCATATTCTCCATCTGGCAAATTGTCCAGCGAATCTAACTCATGGGTGTCGGCATCGCCTTCTCGGACCGTGACAATGCCCTTAATCTTAATCATTACATAGAGCGCGTTGATTAAATTGTGAGACAAAGGTACATATTTTATTTCAAACTATGCTAATAAATGGCAAACATTTTACACTTAAATTTGCTATACATTTTTATAATACTATAATTCAATATATTACAAAAATATATAATCTATTTGCACATATATTAAAATAGTGTTTTGGTTTCTATGATGCGTTGATTAGTAGATCCTCGCCATTTCAAATTTGGAACCGCGAACTGCTCCATATATGGGCCATCAACTATTACGTCAACATAATGCAACACTTCTTCAAAATGCTCCTTTATATGCTCGATTGTGTAACCTGACCACATCCAGATAGTTTTATGTGGATATTGTGCCTTAATCATCTTGCATAATTCCAAAATACCTTCATATTGCATTAAAGGCTCACCTCCCAGTATGGAGATGTTGAAATTATCCACATTCAAACTATCACACACATCTTTTACAGACATCTGGAGGCCGGAATTAATATCCCATAACTGTTTGTTGTGACACCCTGCACATCGTATAGGGCATCCCGAAACATATAAGGCATTGCGTAACCCAACCCCATCAACAGAGGTTGAGTACGCAATTTTGGCTATAAATAAGTTCGTTGCCATTAGTCGTGAGTTACGCGGTCTTCCAATTCAGCACGTTTACCAGCATTCCATCTGTCAGTAGTTCCGACTAAATACCCAGTAATACGCTGCAATTTATCAATAGCCTTGCTTCCGCAGTTTGGACATATTTTCAAATCTTTGGAAGCATCCTCATATCCACAATTCAAGCAACGATTTCGATTGTGATTGATAGAGCCATAACCAATATCATACTTGTCAATCAAATTGACAATATCCATAATGGCTTCTACATTATGAGTAGCATCACCATCCATCTCAACATAGAAGATATGGCCACCACCAGTTAAAGCATGGTATGGAGCCTCTATTTGAGCCTTATGCGCGGCACTACACTTGTAATAAACCGGAATATGGTTAGAATTGGTATAATACTCTCTATCGGTTACGCCTTCGATAATGCCATATTTAACCTTATCTTTTGCTGTAAACTTACCAGCCAATCCTTCTGCTGGCGTTGCCAAAACAGAATAGTTCAAGTCATAGTAGTCTGCTAATTTACCAACTTGTTCACGTAATCTGGAAATAATACGTAGACCTAATTCTTGCGACTCAGCGGATTCTCCATGATGCTTACCTGTTAAAGCAACCAATGCTTCTGCAAGACCGATAAATCCAATTCCGAGAGTACCATGTTTTAATACCGGGCGAACCTCATCTTCTGATGATAAAGTCTCAGAGCCAATCCACATACCAGACATCAACAATGGGAACTGTTTTGCCAAGGCGGTACACTGGAATTTGTATCGTTCATACAATTGCTTACCTGCAACAACGACAGCTTGGTCAAGTTTTAGCATAAAATCTTCAACAGGATTAGGACTATTTTGTACTGACAATGCCAATCCTGGAAGGTTCAATGTTGAGAAAGATAGATTTCCGCGAGCAATTGAAGTCTTTTCACCAAAACGATTTTCAAACACACGTGTCCTGCATCCCATTGTCGCAACCTCATACTTGTATCGCTCAGGATCTGTAGCGGACCATTTTTCATGACGATTAAACGGCGCATCCAGATTTACGAAATTGGGGAAGAATCGCTTTGCTGTTACCTTACAAGCGAGCAAATATAAATCATAATTTGGATCGCCTGGTAAGAAGTTCACCCCACGTTTCTTTTTCCAGATTTGAATTGGGAAAATAGCAGTAGAATGATTACCAACACCATCGTATGTCGAATTAAGTGTCTCACGAATGATACAACGGCCTTCTGGTGAAATATCTGTACCATAGTTGATAGAGCTGAACACAACCTGATTACCTCCACGACTATGAATGGTATTCATATTATGGATAAATGCCTCCATAGCTTGATGAACACGATTGATAGTCATATTGATAGCGTGTTGTTTGTATTTTGCCAACCCAGACAGTGCAGATATATCTTTATACAAATAGTCAGAAATTGGTGCGTTGTACAAATCGCTCATATCGCCAACGATTGCCTCTAACTTCTTAACCTCTTCTATATACGTTTTACGCACATAAGGAGCCAAGTAGAAATCAAATGCTGGAATTGCTTGTCCACCGTGCATTTCATTTTGAATAGCCTCCATTGAAATGCAAGCCTGAATACTTGCTGTCTCAATACGCTTAGCGGCACGAGATTCGCCATGCCCAGCACGAAAGCCTTCAGACAAAACTTTTTGAACAGGGTGTTGCAAACAGGTTAATGATTTAGTAGGATAATAGTCCTTGTCGTGAACGTGAAGAATGTTTGCATCCATTAATGCACGTACATCATCAGAAACCAAATAATCATCTGTAAACTCTTTTGTTCGCTCACTTGCAACTTTCATCATCATGCCTGCTGGTGTGTCGGCATTCATGTTGGCGTTTTCACGAGTAATCTCATTTTTCTTTGCTGCGATAATATCAGAAATAATCTGGTTGCTTTCGCTTTTACGAGCCTTGTCGCGTTTGTGACGATAGATGATGTAAGCACGTGCAACATCTGGCAGGTCAGTCTTCATTAACTGATTTTCTACCATTATCTGAATCTCGTCAACAGTCAAGCATTCCTTATTGCTACTATTACGAACTTCCAGAGCTATCTGATAGGCCACTTCTTTATCAGATATTTCACATTCATTCATCGCTTTGCATATCGCCCGGCAAATGAGGTTGTGGTCAAAATCCACGATTCTGCCATCTCGTTTTTCTACTTTCTGTACCATATTAGTCCTTAATATAACATCCGATTTGTTTATCAGAAAAATATCGAAGATACTCAGTCATTTCTTGTTGGAATTTTGGCGAATGGTTAAATCCGCAACAGCGAGGTTCACCACAGATACCACCGCGATACACACATTTACGGACCATCATACACGCTAAATCAGGATCAACCTCAGAGATAGCCTGTTTGATTTTCTCAAACACAGCCACAGTTTCTTTGTGTGCCTGACCAGTACACAATCTCAGTTTCGACATATCAATCAATGACTGGGCATTTACCAACAGTCCAAGATTGACAGGTGTGTAACGGTCAGAATTTTCTTGCAACCATTCAAGTTCTCCAATCACAGTTTCTAAAGTGCTTTCCGTAATCTCACCTTTAAGTTGACTGATGACTGTATTTAACTTATCAATCAGTCCAGGATTGCCGCCTTGTCTATCATTACGACAAGTCAACTGGAAAGGAACAGAACCTACATGGTGGCGTAATAAGTGTGTTGCAATAAACAAGGGAATTTGCTTTGCCGTAACCCAAAACAATTGAGTTCTAACTGGCGAATGCTCCGCTTTGTAAATGCTCAACAATGACTGCTTGCTTGTGCCAAGAAATGTCATTTCACAAGCCTCACGCATAAGTTCTACATCTGTTAGCTTTCTAACAGACACAACAAAATCTTTCATGTTGAAATCATAAAATGTAAGTTTTAAGAAGATGATGTATTTCAATTTAATTTACCGTATAGTTCAATAATTGCATGTGCTCTTTGTACTGCTAATCTTAACCCTTCATCATATAGTTGGCGAAATATGGCACCATCTATCAGGAAGCCTTCTTCAATACTTATGTACAGGCACACGATTCGCGTACCGTCATTACGAGGTGGGCATACAGGAGTGTCCAACTCATGCCCTGTTAAAATTGCAGACATTATGTGAAGCACAATCTTGTCATGGTCAGTTTCTGTATAGTGTTTCATATCTTTAATGACTGGGTTGCAATTAAGTAATGGAATGTTTTGCGATTGCCTTCTTTTACAATGAAGGGTGTGTACGCCCATCCGTTCCAAAAGAAATTAGTACGTTGCACAGCAACATTGTACATTAGATCATTAAACTCATATATATTTTTAGGATATTTTATTCTCCATTCCGTTTCATGTCGTAATATACAATGCACTTCACAACACCCACCAACTTCAAAAAATCTGTCCAAAGAAATTTTATTATGTGCCATACTGATGATTTTTAGACAACAAAGCCTCAATTCAAATCTCTCCAATATCGAGAAAGATGCGAATTGAGGCTTTACGTAAAATGATTAGTTGCTCTGCCAGGGGTCGAACCTGGAATCTCAGGACCAAAATCTAATGTGTTACCATTACACCACAGAGCAATCTATTTATGACTTACGTTTTGCCATACATTTAATCAGTAACATCAACACGTAACATACCATTGCAATAATAGTAATGGCCAACCAAAAAGCAAGTCCTCCCCATAATGGAGCAGTTACCCACCACCATGACCAAGTGATGACGTTACATAATTTTAATGTAATGAAAACGATAGCAAGCAAACCTAAAAAAGATATGCCTGTTCCAGATGTTGTTGTTTTGTTGCTCATAATTGTTTCTATTAAGTTATTGCGGAGGCGGCAGGTTTCGAACCTGCAAGCCGCTTTCACGACAGCCACGTTAGCAGTGTGGTGGTTTTACCAATTCACCCACGCCTCCAATTGCAGTGCATACGGGACTCGAACCCGTGACCTCCTGCGTGACAGGCAGGCGTTCTAACCACTGAACTAATGCACTATGTGATGGATCAACCCTAACCACCATGTCCCGATAAGTGTTTGTTGAGTTCAAGGTACTCATAAACTCATGCGCAGGGGCGGGCTTCCACTTAACCCCGAATGGTTTTGAGGGAACTGAGGTGGACTCGAACCACCGACCCAAGTCTCTTGCCAACTGAGCTACCAGTTCCTTTGGGGCTAATAACAGAATCGAACTGCCGTCTCCTGTGCCACAAACAGGCGTTCTGACCATTGAACTAATTAACCCATATACAAATTATTATTTCATGTTATATCTTTTGAACCGTGAATAATTTCGTCTCATTTGTTCAGTACAACTTTGAGATACTATCATTTCATGGGTTACTTTACTAAATATTTCACCAATAATTTCAAAAGACTCTTTATTGCCTTGGCGAGCTTCTGCAAATAATTTGTCAATAGCTTTAACTATTTTATCATCCATCGTCTAATAAATTCTTGTATGGATGACAGGACTCGAACCTGCGACCTCTTGGTCCCAAACCAAGAACACTACCAACTGTGCTACACCCATAAGTGCCCCACGATTGGGGCGATGCTGTAGAATAGGAAGGGGAACGAAATTATCCTACAGCGATGAGGTAGATGCTGGATTCGGACCAGCGCGTGAGATTTAACTCATACGGTTTTGCAGACCGTCACATTCGTCCACTCTGTCAATCTACCATTGCGGAAGGCATCCCACTCGAAGAGAATCCCGTAAAGGACAATCGGTTTTCAAGACCGTTGCAGCGACCTCGCTACTTTACCTTCCATTCTCCAGCATGAGCTTTCACAAGAACACACTGGAATTGTCAATCAATTAAGCCATTTTTAATGGTTGTGTCTCAGGCAAGACTTGAACTTGCGACCTCTGCCTTATCAGGGCAGTGCTCTAACCTACTGAGCTACCAAGACAAGTGGTGCTAAACTTCCCCTGATGGCATACCGGCTTTCGCTGGTATGTAAGGATTTGAACCCCAATTCAACACCTGGAACCGACAAAATACCCAGCTCGGTAAACACTCGCCAACCTACGATTTGGACCGCCCTTTACACTTCTCTTTTCAGAACTTTTTAAGTGTGCAGTGTCTTCGTTCCTGTGCGCATTCAGGCTTATATCTAAGTGCTGCTTCTGTCATGGCGCAGCAACCACCCAGCTAACGATCTGGTCTCAGAGACGGGGCCTGAGAGGTTTCGATCCCGTGTACTTAGGGCTAATGTACCCGATAGGAGAGTCGAACTCCTCTTTCAAGAATGAAAATCTTGCGTCCTAACCGATAGACGAATCGGGCGAATGTGGAGCCTGTGAGAGTCGAACTCACGACCTTCTGCGTGCAAAGCAGACGCTCTCCCAACTGAGCTAAGGCTCCATGAGGCTGTTACGCCTCGTTTGATTTATGATTTGCGTTATCGCCGGACATTCCACATTTTACTGGTCGCATCAGCATTGAATAGGACATCAATATTAGCACCCTGTTTTTCACTGATAACATCCCAAGCCTTCAGACTGATGAACTGTTCGGCAGTCAAACCCATCTTTTGCTGATATGCTTTATCTGAAATCGCACGCTGGCTCTCAGCCTTCTCTCGTGCTAACTCCATTTCATATCTTCGTTCCTGAGTCTGTCTGGCCTGTATTTGAGCTGCGGTATTATTCATTTCAGCTAACTGAGCGTTATTAGGAATCGCTCGTCCTGTAATTACATTAACCACCGTGACTGGGAACTCTTTGCTTTCAGATAGCTTGGCAATATATTTAACCATATCTGCTTTTACACAAGAGTCTATATGTGCGATGACTTCTCGGTTACTTGTTAAATCGAATGGCGAATACTGGGAAACATAATGTCGTGTAAGGTTATTGTACGTTTCCTTGATGTTATTATCATACCAATTCACACCGTAGTTTTCAAGCAATAGGGGAGATTTACCTTTTTGGACTTGAAGTGTAATCATAGTGTTGAAGTCCAATGGTGTGTTCTCGTTTGAGATAATGTCATCCAACTTCTCGGTATATTTAACCGGGATAATCTTGAACGTCTCCGAACTTGTACTCCACCAACACCATGTACACCCGGTAGTCACAGGCTCCTTATCAACGCCTCCATGTCCAAAGAACCAAGGCTTATGAACCAACACTGCTTCTTCATCTGCACCAGGCATAACGCCATGACAACTTGTAAATGATACGCAAGCAAATAGCGCAATCAATAAATACATAAATTTCTTCATGCTGTTAATCATTTTTAATGTCAAAGAACTAATTTCTGCTGGCTCTTCCCAGCATTGTGTCCCAGATAGGACTCGAACCTACAAGCCAAAGGCGTTGGGGCTTAAACCCAATGTGTTTACCATTTCACCACTGGGACGCACCTTAATTACTTAAAGAATTTGCTGAATGTCTTGATTGACGATTCGTTGCTACTTTTAAGTGCGGCCAACTCGGTATTTTGGCTTGCAAGTGAAGCAATCTGTGCTTGGTTTGCTTCAATCTTAGTTTGAATGTCAGCATTCAAAGTCTCCAAATCTTGCTTTGCCTGATTGAATACACTGAGAATGCCTTCTCTACGTTGCTTAAAATCGTTCATAATTGTTTGTTTATCGTTAATTTTAATAATCCATTATCAAATTCCCAATGATGGTTTGGACATAAACCTATTAGGTTATCTGGATGATTTATTTCTGACACTGGAGTGTCATCACTAAATGCTGAAACAGGTTTGATATGCGCAACTTCAAAATAATGCGAATATCCACACACCGCACAGCACAATGGCTTTCCAGATTCTATATAGACTTGTCTCGCGGCCTTTCTAATACCAGCTGCTGCACTCCACCAATTCTTTCTCTTTTTGAAGAGCCGTCCTTTGGTTTCATCCATTGTTTTCACTCTTTTAGAGATGAATGTTGGAAATACCTGAAGTTCATTACATCTTTTTAAGAACGTAGTTTTGAGATTAGAAGAGATGGTGTGTTTATAACCAAGCAATTCAGAAATCTCCACCCAAGTATGTCCTTTCTTAACAACCTCTCTAAACTCGTCAGAAGACAATAGATTCATTTTGCTAACTGGTCCGTAGTTCCTCATTGTTGTTTGTTTAGTAGCGGGAGTGGGACTCGAACCCACGATTTCTTGGTAATGAGCCAAGCGAGATGGCCACTTCTCTATCCCGCGATGTGTTCCCCAATGAATAGGGAAACTAAGAAAATATGGTTGAAGATATTTGCAGATTTTTCTGCGATCAATTTATTTATTTCCGAAATCAGCTGGAGTTTCGCCCCATTGCTTATTGTTCCAATGCACAACTTCGATGGTATCTACATCAGAAGCAAATGCTTTTAGGAATATTTCAGCTTTTTGCAGCTCTTTATTTTTCTTTTTTGAGGCGGTCCGTTTATTGTAGAACCAACTAATAGCAGTAATACTGTCTGTATAGATTATACGAGGCTGGAAGTCGTGTTCTATAATGTATTTTACTGCTTCAACAACTCCAAGAAACTCTCCGATATTAACAGTTTGTTCGCCAAGGTTTCTATAGAAAATGCGTTCTCCAGTAGCTAAATTTATACCTTGATATTCAGTTACTAAACGCTTTGTTGAGTGTGCGGCATCAGTGGCAATTCCTTCAATTGGGCGTTTCATATTACCAATATTGAGTTGGTGCCATTATTGACCCTACCTGTCCTTTAGGTCCTACAAATACAGACGGCTTTAGGCTTGAATGCTTCCAGAACTTACATACAGGTTCATAAAAACGCCCAGACTTTTGAGTGATGTAATAAAGTCGAATAGTATCATAGTACCATTTGCGACCCTGCGCTTTTATTGCCTGCTTCTTTCGCTTTCTGGGAAGTTTTGCCTTCTTATACGGCCTTTGCATAGAATCCATCGTTCCTGAATTTGCGGATAATGTCTGTAGCCGCATCAACAAAATCCTCCACTACTTGTGTTACGTCCTTGATGTCTACGCGCTTTTCCAAAACACTCTTGCATCCCTCGATTGTGCGAATTGTGTCTTTGCGACCATCCATAGGATCAAAACGGATTACCTTATTGCCAAACTTCACTTCTACTACATACACTGCCTTGGGTACATAAGTAGTTTCAATAGTGGCTTTGAATTGGACAGGGTTAACCTCAATCACAACGTATCCGTTCTTCTCTGCCATAGGAATCAATGTTGCATCATACAACACATTCAACAACACGTCACACATCAGTTTTTTGTCCAAGATGCAGATTTTCTTAGGGTATTCTGAATCTTGACGTACACCACAGATTCTGCCAGTTTTAGGGTTTTGCGATACAAAAGAGACATAAGCACCAGTCTTTTCTGACTTGATGAACTTTAACTTGGTATGCACCCTTTTAGGCTGTTCCTTTTCGATTTTATTACTCTCCATATCTAAATTTGTTTAAGATTATCACATGAAAAAAGCATCGTCAAACACATTATTGTTGTGAATGACGATGCAAATATAGCATTATGTCTGTAAACGACAAAGTATTTTTGAGATAAAAATTTTGCTAACTCATTGAATATCAATGCTTTTAGCGTAAATTTGAATATTTGCAAATAAACTACATAACTAACTGATAATCAATGCTTAAATAAAATTCTTATAAATCTCAAAATAGGAGTTTGAAAAATTTTTCTTAAAAATCCATAATTTTCTCTTCAGCCATCAGTTGAATGTCTGGCAAATCAAATTCTCCATCGTTATTACGTTGTTGAATCAACTTGAACTCCGCACCATCTCCAGACAACTCGCTGATAATATCTAATACATCTGAAGCTGGAATGCAAATGTTATCTTCCGTGCGCAATGGAATATTTAGCATTGTAGAAATACTTTTAGCATCATCAAAATATGCCTCATAATTATTTCGCACACGGAATAGTAATAGCATTGAGCCATACAATGACTTATAATGCTTATAAACCTCTATTACTCTTTCGTTCATAATTATAATATTTTGGTGAATACTCGATATTCTATAATTCAATAGATTTCGACACACATGCGTCACATATTCCAGAGTTCCGGGTACTTTCGCTTTTAGTTATGCGCTTACCACATTGTTGACAAGAATATGTGCGCTTACGTTTTCCATACACAGCGGCTTGTACCTTTGTCTTGGACACTTGATACTCATCCATTATTGCCTGAAGGATTTGCTTAACTGTGTATTTTTTAGTGTTTTTGAGCTTTTTCCAATCATACACCATCAGCATATCAACCGCAAGAGAATCATTTATTAGATTCATAGCAGCCATTTTTTCAATGGTGTATTGCGGCAGCTGAAGGATGATTGAAAGTTTCTCAATATCCTTTTCTCTTAATCGTATCATTTTGTTTTATTAAAAATAATCGCTAATGGTATGCCCAACATAAGCCACCCAATAGTCATTAAAAGAGTTTGAAAATTGAAAGAATCTGTTATTTTATCATTGTCCGCAATTAACCATATAGCCAATGCAATATAACACAATACACAAATTATCACTTTGATTTGAAAGCCCCATGCCACTGTCTTTTTACGAGTTGTTAAGTCCAAAGATAATGTGTTAGGTAATTTTTTTATATTGATTCCATGTTGTATGCAAAACATACGAGCTATCTCCCATCCTTGAATTGGAATATCTCGTTTTAATTTAGGAGACAGCCCATAATGTCTAATATACCAATTAAACCAACATTCTAATTCCCCTACGACATTGCCAGTTTGTCTTTTAATTTTAGATAACAACTCTGATTCCTGACTGATAGTTAAATCTACATCATATCCAAATGGAGTTGGAAATTTCAAAGGAGCAACATCAGTTGCGTATGTTTGAATCTTACCCCAATTAAAACACTCTTCTTCAACAGGGTGCATTTTGCGAAAATAATGGATAAAATCATCTATCTCAACTGTGGTAATATGTTTATCCATCAGTCGTAACGCACAACTTAATTCGCTATGATTCGGTTCACAAAATATAAGATATGCGTAATACCTCTCTAAGCTATCAGATAAACGCCAATTTATATCAGACACCTTAAATTTCCAAACCCCATTGTAAGCTAACAGTGGGACTTTGATGTTTTTATCTTGGAAAATAATATATTGCTTATTCATAACAACCAAATGAGTTTGTTGCCTTTATCCCAAATGAAATCAACATTCGGAAATGCAGCTTGTAGTGAAGATTTTATTTTATTCCTGGAAGGGATCAGTCGCTCACTTAAATACAAACATGACGTACTAACGCTATAATCTACATCTTTTTTATATCCATTTGTGGACATTATAGATGCAATATATTTCTTAATATTTTGATTCATAAGCACAGTTGTTATGCAATTAATATACTTATTTCTTCTTTTTCTTGTTCAGCATCATATCAGAGACCTTATCTTTCACCTTTGAAATATCATCACAAAATCCATTGAGCTGGTCAATCGCATTAAGCATACTGTCCCCAGTACGTGAATTTTGCAACCCTTCAGAAAGATCGTCATAAGAGTCTTGCTCATCATCTCTAATTTCTTCGAGGCGAACAATTGCATCGTCTAAATAATCAATTACTTCACCAAGTTCCTGTCTTCGTTCTTTATTCATGACTTAAATTTTCTGCAAAGATACTACATTTAATATTTTTAAGAATGTATGGTGGACAAAAACTTGAAAATAGTGACATATACATATTATACATCAATCTTCTCAACGTGTCCATCCCAATATTCCATATATAATTCCCACTTGCCTTGAAAACGTGCCTTAAATACTTCCTTGGCAAATTCCAAAATTTCCTCTTCAGTATTCCAGCATGGCGTTAAGTCACCCACATCTTGATAAGGAAATCTTGCCAAATGATGTCCTAACTCCTGGTCAATATCAATCTCTTCCTGTGTAATGGGTCTCGTAAGACGTAGTTTATAGGTATAGCACGATAATGGATTTTGTTTCTCACAGTCACAATTCATTGTAGAACAAGATGGCTTATCGTCATGTGCCATATTAACACCTTGCACAGACAACATACCATAATAATGAATGGCTCCAATGCTTACTCCTCGAAAACTTGACACCTGTACTGTTACTCGCCTTACTTTATTAGATGGACGATGACCCCATGAAGGAACTGCGTGCAGCTTACCTTCTGGCCAAACAATATCAAGTCCGCAATTATCTGTAAAAATATCCGGGTACGCATATCGTTCACCCTGACTTCTACGTACAATTTCTGCTAATTTCATACTCATCTACTTAAAATATATTTATTTGTTATTATTGCTGCAATGCCATACAAAAGAAGCAACACGAAAAATAATGCGCTAATTCCATGTGAGGTTAGCAGATAGTGTCCCATGTGATTTCCTATTAAGCCAGCCCATGCCCAAGCACTTAGTGCGAATCCATGAATGACAGACACATTTTGCATCCCGAACTTATCACTGAGCAATGATGGAAGAACAGAGAATCCTCCACCATACCCAGCATTACACATTAGCAATACGCTTACAACTACAAACACACTACTGAATCCCAGCCAATTCCATGATAGGACAATTATAGAACTGAAAAATATTGATAAATACACAGATGCTCTATCCTTTATCTTGTCGGACAATGTAGAATACCCAAATCTACCAATAGCATTCAGGGCCGCAGTACAACTTGCAATGATTGCAACCGATGCTCCGAGTCCGCTTATTGTCAAAATTGTTTTTTCCTGAGAAATCAAAGCCAGTCCGCATGTTATATTTATAAAGAACACGAACCATATAGCCAGGTATTGTTTATTGATAATAAATTTCAAACTATCTTTAAGATTAAACGCAACACCTTTCCACTCTTCACGGCCTTCTGGTTTTCTAATTAACATCGCGCCAATACACATCAAAAAGAAGTATGCGCCACCCAGTATGTAAAACGTATGCGCAATCGTAAATCTGGAAAGAAAATATGTTATAATAGGAGCTGCAATCACTTTCGCTAATCCAAACCCTGTAATTGCAATTCCAGTTGCCAGCCCTTTGTGTTTCGCAAACCACATCATCAGTGTTTTAACAGGGGTGAGATAACCTATACCAAGTCCAATTCCCATCAAAACACCGTAGCATAACATCACCCCCAACGTGCTTCCGGCAGCGATAGATAGGCCAGTTCCAACCATGCCACAACCAAAACATATTGCAGACGCTTTAGCGGACTTTCCTACATTCTTTTCTACAAGGTTGCCACCAAATGCAGCAGACATACCTAAAAAGAATATAGCCAAAGAAAACGCCCATTCAATGACGTGTGGCTGACATCCTAAACTCTCACAAATGCTGTTCCGTAATAAAGACCAGCAATACACAGTCCCAATAGAGCAGTGTATGAGCAATGCGGGGATTGCTCCTCGAATCCATTTATTTTCCATATTACTACCATTTAATTATTTGTGCCCAGCCGGATGCGATGGCCGGCTAACGCATTTGGGCTAATAGCTACTTGACAATTTTCAGCTTCACTTCCACAACCAAGTTGGATTTGTCACCTACCGCTGCCATAGCATTGTAAGTATCTTCAAGCAAAGCTAACATGACTCGATTGCTTTCTTCGTGTGTCATCTTCTTCCAGTTGACACCTAATGATTTTGCAGTTGTCTTAGCAGCCTGATAGAACTCATTGTCTTTTGGAATTTCGTTGATGTCATAAATAGCCTTTTCGCCACTGGCAAATAAGTATTTGCTAAGTGCGATATAGCGTAAATATGTGGAGCGAAATAGTTTCAGATCGTGGTTTCCTATCTGATCTTCCACCTTTATGTCCTTTGTCATACCAATTCCAAATCTGTTTCCAAAGCAACACCTTTCAATGTCACCTCACCAACTTCAACTCGATATACGTATTGATGGTGGTCATTGAATATAGCGTACACTTTCTTGATTTTTCCAATCTTACCAACCATGTTAGATTGGATGTCATTGGCGATAATCTTAACTCTATCTCCAGTCTTGAATTTCGATTTACTCATTGCTCTTGTAGTGTGGATTTACTTTTTGTTCAACAGGGCCATCGCCATATTTAGCGTGGTATTTCTGGAAGTCACATGTTTTTATTTTGGCGATAATACGTTCACCATTACGGAATAGGAGTCCACAAGGAGTTTTGAGCACCAAACCTTCAGCGTCATAATCCTTATTCTCGGCAATTGTTGACTTGAATCCCGCTTTGACAAATTCAATTGCCTCTGGAATGGTCATGTAGCCGATAAGTGGCACAATTGGAATCTCGAATGCCTTAGCAATGTCTTCACATGCTTCACGATTCAGCCACCAGCGGCCAACTTTTACATCAAACAAGATGAAACCAACTCCATCTTTAATGTAATTACCACCTTTTTGAATTTTAACCCCATATCCCTCGCCATAGATGGAAGCCTGGAAGGGGGTCTCCGGCGTTGCTGCTTCGATTTGCTTGTTGAATACAGTGCCAATGTGATACACTGTAAAGATTGTCTTTAACTTCTCCAGCAAATGAGTGGGAATGTTAGCTTTTTCCGTGCGGCCATGAATCGAAATTTCTACATTGTTGCCATCACAAAAGATGTCGCAATGGATATTCGTACCGTCAATTTTCTCAGTGCATTCCCATTTAAGAGATTTCAAATACTCAAACTCATCACACGTCATGTTGTTTGGCATGATGATACTGTTTTCGTCACGCATAAACAGCGTGTTGATTTTTTGATAGTCTGTCTTGGACATAATGATTAAGTGTTAATTATTTAAGCATTGCTCGTAATTCCACGAATTGCGGAACCAGAGCTGTTGTCTCGCAAAAGTTCAAATATGGAAGTGCTTCAGGGAACTGCTCTTGTATGCGTTTTTCACTCTTTAGTTGCATCAAAGCGTCTGACACATCACTTTTATATCTCCTTTTATCACCGCACAAATCATCGTAACGCCTCTTTAACCCGTGCCCCTTTTTATAGTCTTCCTCACTCAACACAAACACTTTTCTATAAATAGGATTGCTAACAGTGCATGGAAGGGCAGAATAATGATAGCTTGGGGCAGTTTCTGATGTAAACTGTATGTGATTGTTTCTGTCTGGAAAGTATTGCGCATACTCATCACCCAATGCCAAAATAGGCGCAGGTATATATTTATTTATCAACACATCTCCAAACTTGGTCATTTCTGATTTAATTTTCTCAATCTTCTTGTCAAAAGCCAAAGCTGCCAATTTATCAGCAGCGTCATCGGCCATTTCTCTTGTTAATCTCTTTGCCATACTTTTTAGATTTAGAACACCACCACCATTGATGGGAATGGTGCAGAATTTTTAGAATCTCCGAATTTAAGCCTGCCTTTTAGAAAGCGAATCTCTTTTGCTTTATGATAGATGTATTCATGGAAATACCGGGTATCTGTTCGAGCCGGAATAAGCATGACCACCGTAGTATTAGGCTTCTTGCTCTCTTCATAAGCCTTCTGCACCCATAACGGAAGTTCTCTACCGTATGGCGGGTTACAAAATACGTTATACCCCCCCCAGTTTTGGCGTAAGCCATCAATCTCTTTCGTAAAAAACTTACGACACTTCGCGTTTTCTGGAGTTGCACAAGGGTCTAAATTGAAGTGAAATTCAGCATTTAACTGATCGAAGAAAGCCTGTGGCGTTGCCCACAAATCAGTTGCTGAAGAAAACATAACTGTTGTATTCATCTCTTAATCAAATTCTGAATAACTAATTGAATATTCATTAGGGTTACACTGCTGTTTGATATACTCTTGACATTCTGATTCGCTACCGGTAAACTCATTGTATGAACCTCCATCTGGGGAGTGCCATACCACCCAGCATTGCAATTCACCGTCATCTATACAGCGTAAACCCCTTGTTGTTGGAATATAGTGCTTCATGTTATTTCTATGATTACGCAACTTTACGCTGCATGGTTGATAATGTGTTACATAATGCTTCACAAAGCACACGGGCCATTGTTACCTCAACAGCATTACCGATATATTTCTTTTGCTCGGCTTGTGTACCTATCAAAACATAATCATCTGGGAAGCCCATAATTTTTTTGAGTTCTCCCACCCTTAACATGCGAACCTTAATGTCAACAATGTTATACAATGCCATAAACTCTTTGATTTGCTTCATTGGCTCCGAGTCTGTATTGTAAATGTGATATACCAAACCTTTGTCAGACATAGTTATGAAGTCATGCAATACTCCAGAATGGGTGGCTTCAATCAAATAAGGTGGCATCTTATCCATCCGAGCTATCAGAGTAAAGCACGGATTCTCTATAGAACCGCCAGGAGAGGAATATTGAGGATTCATCAAAAAGTAATCACTCGGCATTACGCATTGTACTACATTCTGCTTTGGGTTAGTTGTAATTGCTGGACATGGATCATCACAACTTGACAGCTGCCCGCCTCCAGAATATTGGTTAACAATGAAAGTTGGATTGACAAGCGCACATCTATCTTTCGTAGTTATAGTTGGAGCTGGCTCATCAATAGACTTGACAAAACCATTTCCGTAATGCACAGATATGAATTGATGATGGTCAATTGTAGTAATAGTGCCAGCAGGTTCGTCTATACTCGAATTTTTGCTCATAGGGTCCCCGCTATATGCTTTTGATAAAAAGCACACTGAAGCAAGTCCTAATCTATTTTGAGTCGCAACGGTAGGGCATGGCTCATCAATGCTGGGCGGTACGTATTTGCCTGCTTGGTTCATAGAATTATACTTCACAAGAAACGCATCCTTACCACCAGCAACAAACTTGATAAGTCCAGCGTAAATACGTCTAAGAGAAGCGTCAACCAAAGGTTTCTTTCGCCCAAACATACTTTTCCCTTTATCCTCAAAATCCAACGCACTTCTTACTGCACCCCAGTTTTTCTTTCCAGGACACGGTTTCTTTGAATGTGTTGATGATGGGAACACAATCGGCAAATCACCTTTCGCAAATATTCCAAAGAATCGTTTTCTGCTTGTAATCGCTCCGAAATCAGCTGAATTAAGAATACGGTGGTCAAACCTATATCCATAAGCACAAACATTCTCAATCCATCGAGTATATGATTCCCCTTTATATTTACTCACAGGTTTTCCGTTTTCATCCAACGGTCCCCAGCTCATAAACTCCTCTACATTCTCAATCTGAATGTAGTCGGGGTTAATTGCTTCGATGTAGCGAAATAGATGCTCAGCAAGAGTTCTACTGTCAGCATCTCTCGGTTGCCCTCCTTTGGCCTTACTGAAGTTTGTGCATTCCAAAGAAGCCCATA